GGTGGTGGCGGCGGCGGTGGTGGCGGCGGCGGTGGTGGAGCATCTGCAGCACCATCTAGCGGAGCATCGCCAGCACCCGCACCTGCTCGAGCGGGGGGTGCACCAGCACCTGGTCAAATGATGGCATCTACAGGATCATCATCTAAATCTGCTGGCGGCAGCGGCAAACAGGGGCAACAATATGGAGTTCCATCTCCTGGTGCACCACATTCACAAGAAGATCATATTGCCGCATACTTCAATGTAGGTGACCCTCCTATGGGAGTTGGTGCGCCAGCAGTATGATAGAATTTATCAAAGGCATGTTAAAAGACGTTGATGGAATGCCATCATCTAAACGATGTGTCACTGTATTCTTTTCTATACTTCTTGGCGTAGGATTCATTGCTAATCTATTTTGGAAGTATCAACCTAGCGACTTTGTATTCAATGCGGTCGCTTATATTGTTATGGCAGGATTAGGAATCACTGGAGCAGAGAAGTTTGCTCCTAGACGTCCTGCAGACGATCCTCCTGCACAATAAAAAAAGGGAGCCGAAGCTCCCTTAAAACATCATCAGATGTTTGTTAACCGTCTGCTAATTTCTTAAAGTAGCTAAGATCATCATCGTCCTCATCTGCGACTGATGCAGTCTCTTCTTCCTTCTCTACCTTTGCTGGTGCAGCCTTGAACTTAGGTGCCTCTGCACGAGGAAGATCCTGTTGTGCCTCCTCAGCAACCCGCTGAGACAGGCCTAGAACAGTGTGCAACTTCTTCTTGAGAACATCATAGTCCTTGAAATTCTTAGGATCCAAGAATGCTTGTAGTGAGTGTTCGCTCTTCCAAACCTTCTCTAGATCAGCATCGTCATCTGATAGAGGACCACGCTCATCGAACTCTGATTTGTCATAGTTACGATAACCTTCTACATTACGAATCTTGATCTTGAAGTTCGCACCTTCCCATAGATCAAAAGGATTCAATGGCTTCTCATCATCAAACTGAGGATTCATTGCTTCATTCAACTTGTCAAAAATCTTCTTGCCGTACTTGAACAGGAATACTTTGCCTTCGTTCTGAGGCTTTGCTGGATCCTTCACCACATAGATGTTAGAGATATAACGCAACCCACGCTTCTGATCTCGTGCTTGCTTACGCAAGGGTGAGTTATCGTCTGATGTCTTATTCCAAAGTTCTGTGTTGTACTCGGAAACAGGATCGGGCTTGCCAATCGTTGTTAGTGAGTTCTCAATATACCATTGACCTGTAGGACCTTTGAACCCATGCTCCCACATACGAATGAATGGGACATCTTCATTTAATGCTGCGGGTAGAAAGCGAACAACAGCATATCCATTGCCTGTCTTATCCACTTCAGGATACCACATACGATCATCATTGCTTGATGATGACTCGTTGGTATTAAGTTTCTTGAGTTGCTCTGTGAGCTTGTTGAGATCGTTCTTAGATGAACGCTTGAGTGTAGCAAAATCTACCATATTAGTATTTCCTTGTATAATTGTATGTTAGTATGTTTTTTATTATCCACAGTATGCATAATGTATTCACTATTTATGCCGCCTCTGTTTGCTTATCAGCAAATATTTTGAGAGCAATCGACTTCATCTTCACTTTGTCATACTGTAAAAATGGGCGATATTTTACACACAGTAAATGCATGTCCTTCCAAATAATATCGTCCTGCAAGTGCTTATTCCAATGAGAAAAGAATCCTATGAGATCGTTTAAAATGATTAGGGTCTCGATTGATATCTTCTTTCGTAGGAAAAGCTTCAACATGAAAGGATGTTGATTGTCAGTTATAATAACATTGTCGTCTAACTTTGTCAAGCACTTCTTGAGATCTTCTTCGAATGAATACGCAATTGCTTGAGTGCGTTTCTTCCATTCTGTATAATTGTCTTCTGTAGAAGAGTTATTAACAAGATCGCCAATCCATGTCTGGTTGGTGTTAGATACAAAATTAGATATAAGAAACTCTTTTACATCTTTGCGCTTGGCAAGTTTGTGAAAGAAGTATTTGTCTTTGCGCCTTTCAAAATGGTCGCTGGTGATACGCAACTTGCCATTGTACTTAATGAAGTCATAATCCTTCGTAGTAAAATGCATCTTAAGCGCGCAATACATCACGTATGCGTCAAAGGGTGTCATGTTAGGTTAGCATTTTCCATTCGTAAGTAGAACCATTCTCTGTTGTAAACTTAACATAGTTAGGTCTGTCCTCAATGATCTCTTTAATGATCGTTGTCTGCCACCAATCTTGATGTGTCATGGTGCGAGCGAATTTTGATCCAACCCGCAAAGCAATGCCGACTCGAGGGCGAGCATTTTCTTCATATACAACCTGATTACCTTCAGGTTTGCTTTCATCAAGCCACATACCCAAGCTCATGCCGCCAGAATCACCTATACCGTCTCTAAGTCTTTTGAGTGAATACATATTTTACATCACTTAGGATTTTTTTTCAACCAGTTTAAAACTGTTTCTGGATTAGAAGCTTCATATGGATCACTGTCAACATTGTGATCCTTGCCTGCTTCTTCAAACATCTGTTCAATACGACCATTACGAACAACCATAGCATACCGCCATGAACGAACACCAAATCCAAGATTGTCTTTCTTGACGAGCATGCCCATCTTCTTAGTGAAGATGCCGCTTCCGTCTGGAATCATTGTGACGTTTGCAATGTTTTGAGTTTTTGCCCAGGAGTTCATCACAAAAGCATCATTGACGCTCAAGCAATACACTGCTTTGATTCCATATTCCTTAAAGTCTACGAAATATTCATCATACTTAGGAAGTTGTAATGTAGAACAAGTGGGAGTAAATGCACCAGGAAGTGCAAACAGCACTGTACGCTTACGCTTGAATAAATCGCCAGACTTTACATCTTGCCAACGATATGGATTATCGCCAGCGATAGACTCATCACGAACCCGTGTCTTAAAGATCACAGTACCAGGAACTTTTTTATCAATATAATCACTCATTATTTTCCCCTTCTAATTTGTCTTCGTCATTCCAATTATAATTCTGTTTTTCGGCATGGATCTTACAAAGAGTACGAACCCAGCCGTTGCCAACTAGTTTACCAGGACTGCCGCAAAGTTCACAAGTCACAGCACTCATGGCTGTGGCCATAGATTCCAGACCATCGATGAAGCGATCCCCGCCATCATAATAGAAACGAAGTGTGCCATACTTTTCTTTGACTTGAGCAGCAACAACTTGCGGTGTTTCTTTTTCTGCATTGTGATCAAGATGCCACTGAATTTGTGAACACAACTTATCAATAATATTAAACCACCCATTATCACAATCAAATCCCCAGCACATGGCAGTTTCAGTTATGGGTGCGTTACGATTAACAAAAATCTTGGGATACTTCTTACAAAGCAATTCGTCTAGTTCTTCTTTCATAATAACCTCAAACCGGTAGGCGCGATACCTTTGGAAGAAAGTTTAAACTTTCAGCCTCTGCTTGTACTTTGGCTTTCATATTAGCATTAAGTCGAATCATTGATGCTGCCACTTCTACTTCAATATTATTTTTTTCACAATAATAAATTACGGCGTCAATATACACCATGTTGTGTGCGCGAGCAATCGTTTCAATTTCTAGTGCAAACTCACTAGGTGTTTTTATTTTAAGTTCATTCATCAAAACATTCCCATTCGTATGTTGATCCACTCTTGGTTACAAAGCGCACATAGTCTTTGCGGTTATCTAGAACCTTTGTAATGAGTGTGGTCTCCCAAACAGAAGCATCTTCGATTGTTCCCACTTGCATAAGAACACCTGTACGAGGCTTTGCATTGCTCTCTTGGATCTTTTCATTAGATTCATTAAGACCTATAGCGACTGACGAGGTGCCTGATGCACCTTTGCCGTCACTTAGTCGATAGAGAGAATATTTCATATGTCACCTTTTATCGATATGTATTAAATTCATTTGCCCAATCTTTCGATAAAGGAGCGTCTTCTTTTGAATCTAGAGTATCCTCGGGCTCAAAGGATTTAAAGTCATTGACGACTTCGAGTCGGTCATTAATATCATCAAACGCATATCCCGCGGCCTTCATAAAGTGCATGACTTCTTCAAGAAATTGGTCGACCGTTTTATCGCCATCGAAAGCGATCTTAATGATTCGACTTCCTGTTTCACTATCGTTTTCATAATACCCAAATTCAAACTTTTGCTTAAAGTCCATATATCGCCTCAATGAATTACTACACATGTATTATATACGGTAATAACAATATTGTCAACATAAAAAACGGCGGTTGTTACACCGCCGCCCTGACCGTTCTGTTACCAAGTGGTCTAACTCTGGAATACTACACCGCTAAGCGGCTAGTGCCATTTCGTAATTGCTATCGTTTGCATTTACTAGTTTTGCGCTGATTAGGTCAGTCGCCTCGCCGGTAGCCCTTTGACTATTACTCATCCTGTCGAAACCGATCATCCCCCTTGTGAAAGGAGTATGGTGGAGATGGAGGGAATTGAACCCTCGTCCAAGACGCCTTTACTTAAGAGTTTACTACCATTTTTGTGTCTTAAAACAATCAAACACAATTTTTCCTAAAAGAACAATTGTTGCTCCTAGTGATATGTCTGTAAATATGGCGATTGTTGCTAAATATGGCATTTGATTAATCCTTATTGTATCAATTATTACAATTTTATTACATAACCAATGCCGATATTTATATAGCGCCGTTATTTTCTTATACTTTTAATAATCCAATACAAATAGTTGATTACCACTAGCGCACCCCATGCAAGTTGCCATGGGGGCAATCCTAAAATAGTCATGCGGAATGCTCAATCATATGCAATTTCCCGCAGTGTGGACAGTATAGTTTTTTTGGTTTCCAATCGTCTGTGTTGGCTACTGACCACCACAGTTTGCATTCCGTACAACTAAAATGCCACAGTGTTTCTTTCGAAACATTCACACCAATTCTTTCTTCTTCGAAGTGCTCTTCTTAGCCTTCTTAACAGGAGCTACAACTTCAGGCTCTACGTATACATCTTCTTCCTTCACAAACTTGAAGAACAAAGATGGTGCAAAAATCATAAGACCCATGCCAACTACGAACCCAATAAAAAGACCAGCAACAAGTGTTCCAATATCCATATTAACTCCTTAACAATTAAAACGCAAGGTATTTATATCAACGAGGACCGAAGTAACTACCCAACTTATCTCCGGATACAACAAAGGTGCCTGCAGGTCCGTTTAATCCCATAATCGCATCATTTGTATATGTGATTGAAGGCCCCCGTGCTCCTTCTGAACTCAACTTATTGCTATGCCACTTAACATTATTTTTAAGCCAATGATCAAGAAGCTTGTTATACGCAGTATGCATTTCAAAGTGATATTGCAGCTTATCTGCATTACTTTGTGTAGGCTCTTTTGCATATTGCTTAATAAGACCTTGAATAATCTCTGAATTTCTTTTCCCATTGGATTCTAATTCAGAAAAGAAAAGTTGTTTAATAAGGCCTGCAGTTTCCATATGCGTCTCCATAAAAAAGAATGAGCAGTTTGGCGTCTTGCTCAGGACGAGGGGATTAAGCGGCTTCTGCCATCTCAACAGCGAGGTTGAGCGCCTGGACCTTTTTGGTCTGGTTGACGCCATACCATGCGCTGTACAGACGAGTGTCTGCTGAGCGACCCAACTCATGATCCGTGAGGTAGGTTACAGCATTATACGCCGACCACCACGAACCCTGAGCATATTGGGCGCCAGGCTGCTGATCAAGAGCAACCATGGCCAACTGAGCAGCACGACTGTTTGGCGTGCCTTTACGCTCCCCCTCATTCTTCTTGTCCGAGGTCTTTGGAAACACTCGGTTGAAGTATTCAACGACCGTCTCGTTGTTATAGCGCTTCTTACCTAAGAACGCAGCCATTTCTTTGTACTTCGCCAACTTGTCGCTGGCAATACCCAGTGTCTGCTTTACAGCGTCACCATCAAAAGCTCGGCGGTGATTGACACGAACCATCTTGTCGTTCTTGCTGCTGAGCGAAAGCGTCAGCGTGTTATTACAGACAACACGAATGGGTGTAAAGCGAATATCAATGCTCTTACCAAACTGGTGAGGATTGCTGAATAGCAAGTACCCATCAACCTTGTCGCCGCCAAACAACTCGAAGGAGTCCTTGATCTTGGCAAGTGCCCAGACGTGTTTACCTTCCATCAGCGAGCCGGCGGTATGCATTTCCATGTCACCAGCTGCCGTGAAGTCATTAAAGAACTTAAACGCATCTTCATTCTGACAAGGCTGCCAGGAGTCAGTGACAATGGTGAGCACCTTGTCGTCTGATGTTCGAATGAGAGCCTCAGCACCCGACTTGATACGCTTCTTGCCAACTTCGGCGTAAAGCGGAACCTTCTTCACTTTCCAATCAAGACCCGCCTCAACAAGCATTTGAGCAGGAGTCAGATCTGGAAGGACCTTCTTGCCCAAGCCATGCCAAGGGGTATCGCCAACGTATGCCATCTGAGCAACGCCATTTACAAATTCTAATTCATGAGCCATAATATAAACCTCTTACTTTCCAAAACAAAATTCATTCAACATACACTATTATAATGATTTCTAATTAAATGTCAACCATTTTTTTCTTCCTTATTATAAGGTAAAACTTCTCCATGCCAAGTCACATGTCCATGATTCCTTTGCATGGATCCAAACCCGGGTGTGGTCGAATGGAAAGTTGGAGTTCTGTGAATTCTAACAGTTGTTCCTCGAGGAAACAAAACTTCATCTTCAGTACTCTGTCTATGCATATTTTGATATGGATCGTCTGAATGAAATTCAGAATGTTGATCAATATAATGTCCAGGCGAACCTTGAGGGACTTTTAGTCTTAAAAGATGATGGATTCCTTCATAATATGGCCTGTCTTTAGATCTATCATCTGGATACCGAGCATCTGGAATACCCTTTTTATTTTGAACGTTCTTTGGCAAATATTTGTAATAATCGTCGCCAGGTTCAGTCATCTCTCCAAAATTAGCAGCAGCATTTATATTAGGTGAGCTTGACATATGATTTGGGTGTTGGATATCAACATATTCAACAGGATGTCCTGCTTTTTTGTCTGCATCTAAAAAAAGCTGGTGGGGGCTGTGAAACCCACGATATACATGTCCTTCATGCTGTGTAGGATTTGCACGTAAATAATTGTCAATATGTTGTTTTTCTTCGTCATTAAGTGACGAAGGTTGTATTGTATAATTCCTGACAGCTTCTTTCTGTTCTGGTGTAACCGTTTCGTTCTTTGGTTTTCCACCACGTTTAAACGCATTATGGTTTTTGGTATCAGCGGCCATTCTTTGAAAGCCTGTGGGCAACTTACCAACAGGCAACGTTTCAGATTTTGACCAAGGTATAGGAGATAATGAAGTATCTACTTTTAACCCAACTTCAAATAAAATTTTTTCTAAACTTTTCATAACACACACCCCAAGTTAAAAAATATATTTATATTAATAATCAAAATCTTCCTCTTCTTCTTCATAGAATTCTTCTGCGGTATCAATGTACACATGTCCAAAGTGCATTCTTCCCTGAAAAGATTCTGTGCTAAAGTCATGAGGAAACTCAATCACATTTCCACAAGACACATCGCCACGATTCTCCTGCCAGAATGGAAGGGAGATATCTTCTACTCGAATACACCCAATAAGACCTGCGTCTACAGGATATTGGCGTCCTTCTTTATCTCTATAAAGCCCATCACCATGGCGAGTGCTATATGAGGCAAACTTGATTCCGTCTAGTAACTGAAACTCACCTTCTAAACAATCATTTTCTACAATAGTGATTTTACAAAACTCGTCCCATCGATCCTTCATAACGTAGCAAAGATCGCCTACATAATATGTGCCTGCTTTCATCATGATATTAATCCCAGAAATTTCCATTTGCCCAATAGAACTCATTCTCGCTGGTAGAGTCCATCCAAGTGCCGGGTGTAGTAATATACTGTGCTAAACTTCTGTTCGCAGTCATCATTGCCCGGGTTCTGTCATGGGTGTAGATATTCTCTACAATATTACCTACACGAAAAGTGTAGTGTGTTGCTTCATCACCCATCTTATTCCCCAGTGTAATCAGAATAATCATCACCGCATTGGTCAATCGACCTCTGCTCACGGTGTTTCCAACCAGTCTCGTTATCGTACAAGCGCTCAGCCTCACGAGCCTCACGAGCATCCAGAATCATCTGATATTCTGCTTCGCTAACTTTGATAGTCTTCATCTGCTTTTCCATGTTATTCATCATTTATTAATAATAACAAAATAGCGATTTAATTGCAACAACTAAATTCAACCTAGAATCAATGAGTTAGAAAACTGCTTATTAATCCGTAAGTTAGCATCAAAGCACTGATACCGTTTATAGTCAGCAGCGCTCGGTCTCTGAGGCGTATAGCGGCGACAGCCCATAGCAAACATCCAGTCAGAGACAGCGTTATATCCGCTATGTGACTCAGCGCTAAGGATCTGCTGAGGGTCGCTGAGAGCAGCGCTACAGTGCCTGCCCACCGAAGAATCGTATCTGTTCTACTAAGCAAAACAGTCTCTAGCGCTCAGCTTTTCTCGGCGGTACTTGGTCCTATCTGCTTCCACTTTAGGGCGGCAGACAGGGTTAGACAGCGCCTTAGCGACCGGATTCTTACGGCGGTAGTTCTTATGCATCTTAGCAGTCCGGATCAAAGTCATGCCACTCCTGGGCTTCTGAAGGCTGCCCGTCATCTTCAGAGTCACCTTCGTACTCCTCAATGATGGCATAGACCTGATCGGTGCCAAACAACTGGCCATACTGGCGCACTACGTCTATAGGTGACACGCCGGCCTCTACTGCGTCTCGAATCTCGAGATCCAACTTGCTCATGTAACTCATTACGCTGCTTCCTTAACTAGTTCGTCAGAATAGAACCCAAACTCAATCGACAAGTAGTCCGGATCAGAGAAGCAAACCTCCTCGACTTCTTCTACTGCCGCATTGCAAAGATCCGCAATCTGCGACATAGAATAGCCCTGGATACCCATGGCAACTATTTGCTTATTATTCATGATATTAGTCCCATAAAAATCATACCAATAATCACACCAATCAGAATCGCCCCAAGATTATCCTCGAAGGCATCTGTCATTCTTTCCAACATCTTTATTTCCATGTTATTCATCATTTATTAATAATAACAAAATAGTGATTTAATTGCAAGAACTAAATTCAACCTAGAATCAAGCAGTTATCGGTCTGAAGGAAAACTTCTTATCTTTTAAAATAAGAAAGCCCACTGGAGCATCATAAAGTTCTTCTGTGAACTGGTACATGTCCTGTGGAACAACATATACTGGCAGTTCGTAGCGTGCGGCATCCTTAAAGGAATCAGCAATCACAACATACTCAATGTCCGGCAACTTCTCACGGGCCTTTTTAGCATGTGCTTCCGCTAGCAACACAAGGCGGTTGCTGATGTTCTTACCGTTTCGGTAGATACCAGTTTCGCCGCCAGGTTGCCAGTCACGCCCATGTTTATAGGAAAAAGCGAACCGACCGACTTTCATATTGTCAACTTCCTTGACGTCTTTTCGCATAGTGTATTGATAAACACCCATTATATTAACTCCAAGTTTCTCAAGTTTTTAAAAGCTTCATTACAACTTTTGCCTAGGCCTTCAAGGGCATTATCATTAATCGTACCATCAAGAATGCTCAAATCTTTGATATTAACAGCAGACCATTTAGCGTCTCCCCCATTGCCTGTTTCAGACATAAGATATCGGGAGTTTTCTAAATTAAAATAAATTTCACCCGTCTTAGACATATGGTATGGATGTCTCATTCGAGTTCCTTCAGTTTTTGGGTAATAAGAGCAATTCTATTTTCATTACGCTCATTGCTGAGCTCATCTAGTTCACCCCGCACTTCACAGAGGAGAATTAGCTCTTCTGTTAGCGCTTGTTTAAGCTGGTACATTCTCATGTGCTTATACTCGCTCTACGTACAATGGGCTAAGGGAAGTGAAGCCTATTTGATCAACCATGAAGTATTGACCTTTCAGTTCCACAATGTCACCCACCGAGATGCTATGCATCTGGCGAATTAGAGTTAGGCCTTTTTCTGGCCAGATGTTGCCGATCTCAAACACCTGCTCGAGGTTCTCGGCATCGATCTCGGCTACCACAGCATAGTGCTCTAAGAAGCGGGTTTCGAATTTTTCGCTACCGCGAAAACTGACAGCCATGTGAGCCTCATAAGCTGGATACTTCTTAGCAGCCCCTGCATGACCTAAGCGGTTAACGTCATCATGGATCTCGTTTGAGATCTGAATCTGGTGTACTTTGTACTTCTTCATTTGCTTTGCCTTGTTATTCATCATGTATTAATAATAACAAAAGAGGCTATTAAATGCAAGAACTTTAATCATTTTAAAATCAAGCAGTTAGCATCGGCCATAAAAAAGCCCCCGGTTAAGGAGGCTTTTAATCTACTAAAAAGCGTAGATTTCTTACTTATGCTCGAGTGGTACGCTAGTTACAGAACGCAACCAGATAATCGCTGCGCCAATAACTGTACCAGCAACACCCATTTGATCTGGTGTAAGACCTGAACTACCCAATGCATTTTGCGCCCATGAAAGAACAGCAAGACCCAATCCAAACCAGACTGTCTTTGACTTAAATGCACCTAATACTTTATCCATAATAATCTCCTATTTACTTTGTTATTTAGCAACAACTGCTAACTGATTGACAACGGTGCCAACAAGTGTTGTTACTGTCTTTTGTGAAATATCAGCTTCTGCCGCCTTAAATGCAGGACCAGCAGCAGCGATACCCGCGGCAATGGCAGCAGATGTGTTTCCGCCACTAGTTGCCAAGGTTTCTAGAATAGCGATGCCGATTGTCTTAACAGCAAGCATTAAGTCATGTGCGGCAACTGATTCTAGTTCTTTGATTGCAGCCTTGAAATCATCTTCAATCATCTTACCAACAGGGCTTGACTCAAAGGCAGCCAATAGTTTGTGCTCGAGGGTAATTGCTTCTGCAACGATATCTGAAAGAATTGACATATTTTATCTCCGGGGTGGGAGCAGGATTCTGCTCATACCACTATTTATAGTATTTACCAGGCAGCAGAAAAGGTTGGATTGAAAATGTAAGAAAAATTAATCTGTTTGCAGTTTTCTAATACCCATTCTGTAGTAACCGGCGCAGTAATGTCAAAGTGTGAAAAATCACATCCTGGTGTTATTTTTAACCTACTACCATCAGAAAACGTAACACCATTTACAATCTCATGTATATTTATCGATGCACAAGAAGTAAGCAACAATGAAAAGAGTATAATACAACGTTTCATTCTTTGAACGCAGACTTTGTTTTGTTTTTCTTTCTAAAGAACCTAGTGAAGATATTGTCATTGTAGTAAGTATCATCATTTAAAACGTCTCTTACGATCTGTTCTTTTAACTCATGATAGTTGACATCACCACGACCTTCGTGCAATGATAGTATCTCTCTTTTGAAGTTCTCTTTACCATGTAGTTCAATGTCTGCAATAAGCGTCTTTGAACTACCGTAATACTTTTGCCAGTCAGATTGCTTGCGTACAATCTTCCTGTTTTTCTTACCCCTTTGTTTGACTCTATTTGTAGAGTAAAAATACTTGCGCCCGATGTACCGCTTGCCGGTGATGATATTTGTTATCTCATAGACGAACCCAAACCAACTACCAACATCATTTTCTGTAAACGGATGACCCCTCCATGTCCATGGAGATAAGTCAGACATTATTCGTCGTCTACTGGACGCTCGTCGTCTTCTGAATACTCGTCGCTCCAATCGTCAGAGTCTTCAACATCTGAAGCTTCAGTACCACACAAAGGACAATACAGCGGTATGCTATTTAACGCCGTAACCACTTTATATTCTGCTTCACAAACATCACAGGTATTCCAATCGGACATAATAATCTCCTATTAAATATATTTACCACGCAGTATATATAATGTCTGCACCCGACTGGTCAATTTGTTTATATCCTAATTGCAATAATAAATCCTTACACAAGATTCCATTTTCAGCTGTAATAACAGGTTGATACTTTTTGATGGTTTCAACCGCACCATGCAACACATTTAATTCGTATAGTTCTACGTCTAATTGCAATAAATCACACCCGGCCAAATTTAATGAATCAATAGTGATCATAGGTATAACAGGGTTTGTAACAAAAGCAGATCCGTCAATCTGATAGCATCCCACGTTTGTCATACTTGCTCTGTTGAGTGTAATTAATTTGTTTGTAGAACCTAATGCACACTGCATTTTAATCACGTTGTCAAACTGTGTGTTATTGACAAGGCAATGAAAGTTTAAAGGATCGGGTTCAAAGGCATACACTGTTTTAAATAGTTTTGCGTAAAGCCTTGCGTACATTCCGCAATTGGCACCTGCGGTGACTACTACATCGTGCTTTCTAAGATATTTTAGAAACTTTTCTTTATGAGAATGAATCCAGTCGTGCTTTGGGCCGTCCCATGCTCCCGTATCTGTAGCGACCCATGTCCAGTTTGTTTCTCCATCAATATCTTCATTACGAATTGTTAGAAGATTTTGATAACTCATGTTTGTTGTGTTTCCTTAGAAATATCGGCAATTCTTTTTCGTCTTTATACGGAGACAAATCAAGATCAGGAGGAGAGTGTGTTAGGTCTTCATGACTCAACTTTTTTGTATACTTATCTATGTGTTTGCTATAGGCATCCCAATCTACACCATCTTCTATTACAGACGCATGTTCTATTGAAAGCGCAATGTGATGAGCTTGTTGGTATTTGAGATTAAAAAGATCCATAAGAGATTTTTCTACATGCTCATGAAGTACGATATACTTTGCAATGTCGATGCCATTCATTTTAAGTATTACGTGTCTATCAATGTATACGTGCTTGCCGTCTTTTGAATATCCTGCAACATAGGGAATATCATATTTTTTAATAACACTTACCGACCCTGCCATTCGTTTAATGAACTTAGGATCGGTAAGCATTGTATGCACTTTAAAACTATGTACTTTCGGCAGTTTCATTCATTAATCCAGATAGTTGTTGCAATGTCTTTATAGATTCGTCTCTCAAACATATCTGAATATATTTATCAATGTCTGCAGACCAACAACTTCCTGTCCACCACTCGAACCCGCTAAATGATGCTTTGTATGTAGCACCCCCTCCGTATCCAGATCCGATATAAAGATGTTTCAAATTCTTCTTTTTAGCTAAAGCAACTTCGTATGAAACTAGACGAGTTCCAATCGATGCCTTGGGGTCTGAATAATCCAGAGCAGTAAATTGTGTCTCTAGTCCTGTATCGTAATTGAGCATCTTTGAAAATGCAACTAGGTTCCCTGATGCATTACGTACTAATATCCAACTCGTCCTTTCTAAATCATTGTCTATTTTGTATAACGTTTTAAGTTGCATCTTATTAATAAACTTAGCATATACTAATTTGACTTCGTCCGCTGTATCTAGTTTATCCTGATAAGACACCGTGTATTGTTTAGACATCTTAGGCGTTTTTCTGTAAGCATCAACATTGATTCGAACAGATCTAGAAGTGTACCACTTACTGTCTGCAATGAGCCAACCTGACTCTAGTGCTTCTTGTTCTGTTGAATTTTCTAGATCTAATGTAAGCTTACAAACCTGTAAATCATTTTCAGCGACACTGCCGAAAATATGATTTATTTTGGTTTTCATCGTCCTTTTAACTCCTTTTTATTTCCTCCTCATAGCAAAGTTATTAAAAAAATGATAGGGCTATCACATGCCCGAAATCATACGAATAGTTTTTCCATCAAATATGCATGGTCAGTATCGCTATAGAATTGCTCTATATAATCAATCTTGATGAAGTCATGTTTCTTATAAAGTTTTACAGCAGATTTATTTTGTGAGCTTACATGTAGATAACAAGACAATACATTCTTATCAAGAAGCATGTCAAATGTTTTAACTAGCAATTTCTCACCCAAGCCTTTGCCACGATGGGCTAAAGCAATAGCAATGCTTTCAATGTAAGCTGATTGATCAGACGGGGTGAGTTCTATCCAGACATATCCTACACACATAGAATCTACTTCAAAGCAATAAACCTTTTCATCTTTTACTGCTTTGATGAGTTCTTTCTTGGAATATACTATGTGTGCAGGAAAACTTTCCTGTTCCATACGATAAATTGAATCCAAATCATATAAGTCCGCAGTACGGATAATATCCATGGCTATAATTCCTTATGGTTGCGACGAAATATACACAGGTCGCATATTGAAATTATCAGCTATGAAACTGATTTGTCATCCTTATTATTTATATAGAAGACTTCTTATTCTTTAATGTTTTAAAAATTAAAGTTCGCACGATCCTGCAGAACATGCAAGTTCTTTTGCGCTTGTTGTGGTATCAGTTTCTTCTTTGAATTCAGTCCAGTCAATCTTTGTTGCTTGGGCCGCGACAAATGTATTGTACTGTGCCTCATCAATCTCTTCATACGGCGCCTGACGATAGGATCCTGTATCACGAGGTAGGAATGATACGCCAGATAGTGTTGCCATGTTTTTATAGACCCATGCGCCAACTTCCATCCATTCATCATCACCTACGAACACAGTGATTGATGGCTTATGCTCGCACCAATGATCTTGATAGATTTTCCACAACTCAAGTTGCTTGATAGCAGACACATCTTTTGTTAGCATAGCGCCATCAGGTGCTTTCATTGGGAAACTGAATACCCAATTGCTCTTGGCATAGAAGTCCTCTTCTGCTGTGTAGCCTTTTGAGATCATAAAATTCGCAAGAGGATCTTTCTTATCTGCACGGACACGGCGAATATAATATTGTGAATAACGAGGATGAATGCCTGAAGCAGAATTTACTAACTGTGATACGGTACCAGAAGGCTTTACACAAGTGACAGCAGCAGATTCTTCTACTCCAAGGATCTTGGCAAATTCTTTATTCACTCTAACACAATTCTCACGAATGGTTGCAAGAATATCTGGCAATTCTTCTGATGGTGTGTTAAGTAATTTGTGATCACAAATACCTGTGAGGGATACGCCAAGCAAACGTTCTTCTTCGGTGTTGTTCTTCCACTTCTTATTAATATAACGAAAGTCAGATAGTGTGGATTGCAATGTACCTAGAATTGTTGCAAGTCGTGCTTTGCGAACTAAATCGCCCGGTGTGTCTGTTGCACGAACTACAACCTCTGATAAATTGCAAAACTGATAAGGACGCAAAATAATTTCTGAGCATGGATTCGTACCATAGTCAAGACTATCATCACGGCGACCATACTTAGCCGCCGCTGCTTGTGACGCTGCACGAGAAAAGATTCCTCTCTCACCCGACTTTGACATATACAAAGCAGTCCATTCTTTCATGAATGTATCCATATCTGGCTTCTGCTCATACACAGCCCTGTTGTTTGCTAGTGCACGTTGCCCATCAGCCAACCACCAACTGCCAGATTTAGCATTGCGAATATGATCATCGTTAAGATCGGAAAGGGAAATAAGAGCAGAACGACGAACCCCGCCACAAACAACGATGTCAGCGATTTTACAAACGATGTCATGACACTCCAGTGTGGTCAACTTGCGACCATGTGCTTTTTGAAAAATGTTTAATGTAAATTTAAGCAAGTCAACCAAAGGCTCAGGACCTGATGAACGACCACCGAATGTTTTTAAGCGTTCACCTGCAACACGTATTTTAGATACGTCCCACTGAGCAATCTTACCTGAATATAAGAGTGAAACAAATTCACGATATCCGCTTGCCCAACCAATCTTACTATCCTTAAAGATAATGGTCGTATCCGTATCATGAAGTTCATCAGGCACTTCTGGCAACTTATTGGTATAGCGTGACTCTACTGAGAATCCAACGCCAGTGCCACACATAAGAACGTACATGATCTCATCAAAAGACTTGGGGCTGTCAACAGTAATATATGAGCAGTTGTATCCTGCTACATTATCTTTGTCGAGCGCTTCACCTGCTGTCATGAGGCAGCGCATCGACGGCATAACCTCAAGATTTAAAATTGCTGTGCGAAGCTCTTCCCAAGGCACCTTTTTATTATTATTTGTACGAGTTTGAAAATATTTTATGTATCGATTAACTGTTTCGTTCCATGTTTCTCTACGGCCTGCTTCGTCAATGAACCTAGCGTACCGACTAATTGCAATATACTGTTGGTATACTGAAGGAAGATCTGTTGCCATTTTATACTAATCCTTATTATCTATTATAGTTGTAATTTTGCTCGTTTACCATAACTGTTAATCGTGTCCAGTTTTCAACATGTAAAGCAGCCGCTGCCAATCCACCGCTTCTGAAGTATGCAAGTAAACCATCAGCGCCAATTGGGGGATCTATGTCATCGCTAAACGTACCTTGAGTCGAACCTATTTCTAGATCGCCCTGATAAAAAATAGCGGTATAGGGTATTGCCATTATTTTTCTTCTACTTTTGTTAGAGAGATTGTTCCGTCATCATTTTCAGTCCACTCGAGAGGCGTTTTTGTATTCCATCCCAATTCTTCGATCATCTCAATAGGAAGTTGTATATATGCTTCTCCATCATCACTTTCTTTGACTTCAAAAGTGCCTTGATTAAACCATGTAGGATCAATCTTTTCTAAAGCACGACCAAGATCGCTTGGAAATACAACAGCAGTGTCATCGACAACTGCGTGATTTAGTGTAAGAGATTTTACTTCCTCATAGAATGCTTTTAACTTGTCCAATTCATTCATAATTTAGCGCCTTTGCAATGCCTGGGAAGTGTTCTATAATTATGTTCCACGCTTTTCATTCCAGTAAATAATTTCCCATTTGCCGTCATAATGCTCGACTAATGCTGTACAACTTTCTACCCAATCTCCATCATTCATATATGTGATGCCATTAATATCTTTAATGTCAGCATGGTGAATGTGGCCACAGATAATTCCGTCTGCTTTTTTCTTTGTGCAATACTCAGCAATCAAGTTTTCAAAGTCGGACATAAAAGCAACAGCTTCCTTTGTCTTACCTTTTAAATACGCACTCAAACTCCAATACTTGAGACCGAATTTCTTTCTAAACCAATTCACCACATGATTCAGATCTAATAAACGATCATAAATTAAGTCACCCAAATGATAAAGGAACCTCAATTTATTACGGATTGCGGTATCAAACAAGTCGCCGTGTATAACCAAATAAGTTTTGCCATCAACAGCATTGTACCTATAATGATTCTTTAATTCAATTTCACCAAAAGATATACCAAAGGGTAAAACCTTTCTTAGTGCTTCATCATGGTTACCCACAATGTATACAACATTAGTGCCTCGTTTGGCTGCTGTTAGAATACGGCGAATGACGTTACTATGACTCTGCGGCCAATAGAACTTACGTTCTAATCTCCAGCCATCAATGATGTCTCCGACTAGGAACAAATTCTCTGACTTATTGTGTTTGAGAAAGTCACAAAGAATATCTGCTTTACATCCTCTTGTTCCTAAATGTATGTCAGAAATAAAAATTGATTTATAAGTTTTGTCCATTTACTCAGCAGAATCTTTCATCAGTGTGCGCTTTGTATTTTTAAATGCTTTGTATACTTTGTGTGCTTCGATCATTAGCCGCTTCATTTCCCCAGCCTCATGAGCATCTTTGTGATTAGTTAATGTCCACATACGCTTCATATGGCGAGGAAACACCGAATTAAAATCTGATCTATTTGCCATTTGTATTCACCTTTATCTTATTCAATTTAATAATTCTCGTGGGGTATCGAATGTTCGAATTCTTGACCTAGTTTCATAAATCATTTTACAAAAATGTTCATAATCATCTTCTGAAAGAACTGTACGATATATAGACATCGCAGTGTTTAGCATGGCACCTGACACTGCTAGTGCTTCTTCATACTTTGAAACCATCTTAGTAGAAAATTCAATACAAGCAGTTTGTAAAGAAATCAATTCATCATCAGTAATATTCATTACACCTTTTCCATTTGTTAAGTTCAACCTTTGCTTCGAGACCTTTAAAAGTTCTCTTGTCAATTACTATTTTTATATGCTCGGCATCTGCGCCGTTTAAAATCATCTCATTCACATCTTTGCCATTGAATGAGTCATCCCATATAACGATATTATAGTGCATATCGATATGTTTGTCAATCCGCTTTACAATTTCTTTGTTTCTTGGCTCGTTATCAAAGATGAAGACTGGATCTTTAAAAGAAGAATCTAATCTGATATCAGCGCCAGCCATAGCAATGCTGTTGGGTATAAACATCGAGTCTATAGGTCCCTCAAACACGTAACAGCGTGTATCTTTATTTACCGTGTCCAGCCCAAAGATCTTAGGATAATCTTCAATCATTATCGTAATATATCGTAACTTTGAGTTAGGATCAAATGACCGACCCTGATACCCAAACAACGTCTTATCTTCTTTTAGAAAGGGTATGATAAGCCGAGGCTCATCACGAGTTGCAATAAGCTTGTCTGGTATGATACTATTCGTCCAAGCAGCAAACTTTGGTGCATAGAATAACTTTGCATGCCATGGGTTATCAATTTTTCTATTAATAATATATTGCTTGGCAGGATGATCCCAAGTCAATTGAGATATCTTTTTGAGTTGTCTTAGTGGGGATCCTGCAGCAAGGAACCGCGGAGGTGACGCATTAGTGATATCTGGTTTAACATTTTGTTGCACAGTAACATTGATGCTGTTAGAGTGCATAGGCTTGTTAAGATAATGTTCTCGAGTATACTCATCATAGAGATACGTATCGAGTTGTTTTAAAAACTTGCCAAAGGGTGCAGCAAACCCACAGTTATGACACTTGTAGGCCATTTCATTTTTATGCTGAAAGAGATATCCGCGGGCTTTTAATTTATTTTTTTGAGAGTCACCACAGATAGGACATCTGCAGTTTGCCAGATAAGGCATACTCTTTTTGATTTTAAATTGTTGAAGCTTCCCTGATAACAGGTTAGCATACTTCACATCAATCCATGGATTAGACATTATATACTCATTATAAATCCGACATACTGATTATAACAAGTTTTTAGAAATTGTCAACCGATATTATGGAATAATGAAACTTGGAATGATTCCTACTTTATAAAGAATAAAAATAGCAACGATTGCGCTAGCGTATAACCCGTATTTTAGTAAAACAACTTCACTACGAGTTTTTTGTGAAACGCTGTGATAATCTTTAAGTTCTTTTCTAAGTTCTTTCATTTCGCTTAAAATAGATTTTTGAAAGTCGTCCATATCTTGTTTTAGCTCTTTTTCTGATTCTACTATTTTTGCTTGTATGGCAAGATGTTGGGCTTCAGATGCTATGCGGCGATTTTCAATTAGTGTAAATATTTCTTGATCTATTTCACTATGCAAATTAATTTTGGTCTCATGAACAGCGAGCAATTCTTTTATTGAAGAAGATATATCAGTCAACTTCTCCATAGTAGAATCCAAACGATCAAAGAACCCAGACATCATATTGACATCTCGTTCTAGTATCGCAACCCGGGTTTCTACTTGTTCTGACATACATTATCCTATTTGCAGTATTTATTAACCCAGTCTATCAATGCACTGTGTTCTATATTTAATGTATTATATGCTTGCATGTCATCAATCCACTGATCTAGCATTTGCTTCTCAGTCATTGGTGCAGATAATGTAGGCAGATCGGAATGCTTCGTCGCAACTTCTTGCGGCGGCACACATTCTTTATTTATTAGTATTGGCTTTTCTGACGTTGTTGAGCACGCCGATAGTGTCATCAGTAATGCTACAATCAGTATTGACGTATTTAATTTCATGTTGTACAACTTCTTTTGCTTTAGTTACAATAACTATTTGCTTTTCTTTCTTCTCTTCTACTTGAGCAACAACTTTGTTAGTGTTCTCAACTTGTTTTTTCATGTTGTTAAATTCAATTGTCTTAGCGTCAAGCTGTGCCTGCAGTTTTGCTTCATGATCGCCATGACACTTGCCAGTGACGACTGCAATAAGAAGCACAGAGGCCAACGCTCCCTTGATGAAGAAATTATGAAACATTAATCCCACCCATGACTTTTCTTAGTTTGGATGCAATGCCGTTTGTGTATTCTTTTTCTGCTGCAACATTCTTTTGCTGATATGTCTTTTGTTTCTTTTTAGAAACAGGAGGTGATGCTACGGTGCCATCAGGATTTTTAATACTTGCTAATCCACCAGAGACATTTGTTGGAGCAGCCCCAGCACCTGCAGGTGCACCGTCTTCAGTAGCAAAAGTCTTTTGTGTAATTTTTCTTGATGCTTTCCATAGACCCGCAGCACGTTGTAGTGCTTTGTGCGGAGGTGTTTTTTCTTTGATACCCCTTTCTACGTATGACTTTAAAGTAGTTTTGCTAAGTTCAGTCATTAGTGTTTTAAATGTTTTCATCGTTGCACCCGTATTTCTTGACCAGGAAGACCTGTATCAGTTTTGTCTATAGTTTGTTTTTGTTTCTTTTTTAAATTAGCAATGGGTTCATTGAGATCAGTAAGATCTAAATTGTTTGCTTCTGTTTGACTACATTGTCCACAGCATTCAGGTGTACCACACATAGTATGTTTTGAAAGAAACTGCTTCAATGTTTTCATTGTTGCAATTATGGTTTTTCATTTATGTGTTTATCAACAGCAGCTTTAAATCTTGCTGCATGAGAAGGATCGGTTAGATCGCCATGATTTTCTGGGTCACGTTCTTGTCTAGAAGCAAGATCTCTCATTATTGTTTGATTTGGCCTGTGTACAATAGCAGCTTTGCCCTTTTGTTTTCCTGATGTGCTATCGATGTGCAATTTGCCATCTAATTTGTGCAGATCACTGCTATCTAAATGACTTAAGTGGGTTTTATTTCTTAAGGAAGTGTTACCAACAGTGTATGTTGTGCCTCTACCCTTGTCTTTATCGTGAACATGAAGTGTATTAATTTCACTTTGGTTTAAATAATGTTCAGCTGTACCCTGAGCAGCATCCGTTGAGAATCCTTTCTCAATCTCACCATGTGGGTGATGCATGTTTAAGTGAGCAATTAAACTTCTTTTGCGACCATCTGGTCCAGTTACAGTTGCTCTCTTAAATGCACCATGCATTGCAGGATTACCACCTAGACTCCATCCTTTTTTTGGATGGTGAACTAGAGTTGACTGTCCAAATTTGCCTTTCCTTAATTTCGACTCACCGCGAACGTCTGGTCTGTCTTTACCTTTGTATGTTTTCTTTTGTGGCTCTGTTTCTTTTGCAGCACCGCGAACAACAGGGTTTCCTTTTTTACCGCCATTGTATGAGAAGTCGTATCCTTTAGACGCCGGACCAGCACTTGTTGTGCCTAAGTGATTTGAGATTGTTTTTTCAACTTCAAACCCTTCTCTTCCAGCTTGTTCTCTCTTTAAAGACTTAGGTTTCTTGAGTTTGCTAATTGGGAATGTTCCATGTTTTTCTGTATGAGCATGGAAGACTCCTTCTTTGTCTTGAGAAACATGATTAACTTTAACTTTTGTTCCAGCAGGATGATTTCCTACTGCAGTATGCAATTCGTGAGTGTATTTAGCATTAGGATCATGGTGTTCACCATTGCCAGGTGTAGTACCTCGAACTGATCCATTAGTAGAATCTATTGTTTTCTTTTTACCCGCAGCAGAAAGAAATGGCAAAATATAGTTCTTAACATGTCCACTGGCTTTGCCATCAGGACCTTGCTTTCCTTTCATATTATCAGATTCGACAATTAAATATTGTGTAAATGTTAGCATTACTATTCCTCAGTTACAATTCCAGCGACGTAATGACATGGCTTTACGAGTTGGTCGACCCTTATCATCTTTCATAGGACCAGGCATACCACCCATACGAGCGCAGAATGACTTACGACGCTTTGCTGCCTTAGATCCGGGTTTTAATTTGGAAGGGGGTGTAGTAACCGCGGTCTTGATTCCGAAGTGCTTAGCCCCCTTTGGAGTCAGTCCTGCACCCTGTTCTGTAGAACGATAATATCCCTTACTATCTGCTCCACGCTCAATGAGAACTTCTTCATTGCAGCTTTTGCAACTAGGGCAGTCGCACTTTTTAACATCTTCTAATTCTTTTTTTGCCTTACGTACATTGTCATTAGAAAAACTATGTTGCTCAAGACCTGAATGAATATACCCAGGTTTTAAATTAATCATATGATGATCGTCGTTACCCCCATAGTATTCAACTGCTGGATGACTCTTGATAGAATCCGCGACTGTCTTTTCAGCTAAGAGATATGCATCTTCGTATTCTTCTTTGACAGGAACACAATTAGGCACTGACTTGCCATTCTTCATTTTCTTGCCGATCATCTTGTATCCTGTCCAGCAAGGATCATTTTTCATTTCAGAATGAAATTGCTTAAAAGGCTTCATTTTTGTTGTAAAGCGTTTGGTTGACATTAGATGTTACTCAACTTCTCTGCTATAATAGGATCTGAAATAATATCATAAGTATTTATTGTATTACTTTTTAGACCAATATTATGCACTGTATCAGGAAGATAGTTGAGTAGATCTAGAAAGGGTATAAGCATTTCTTTATAGTCGAATAACTTAAAGAATAACATTCGGGTAGTGGGTATTACGCCGAAGATATTGTAGAGGATTACAATATGATTGAGAATGAGTTGTTCTTTAAGATCGCCTGTTTCAACGTAGATATTAAACAGGCGTTTTAGATACTTAAAGCGTTTTAGATCATCGTAAAATTCAATAGTATCGTAACATTCTGAATTTGTATAATGTTTGGCTGCGTATAATAAAAAGTTGGTTTCATCAAGTTTTTCGTACATTATTATTCTATCTTAGGTTCCTACTGCAGTCCAATATACTAATACGTTTGCCGTGGTACCTGTAATAACTGTAAACTTTGTGCTATTCGCTGTTGTAATTGCAACGTTAGTCCCAATGGTATTTGACGTTGCTGTAATGCTGTAGACATTTGTAGTATATGCAACAGGCCATGTTTGCGCTGCTGTTGTTGTATTAACCAGCAATGATCCCCACTGCATTTTTGTGCCGCCAGGTAGATACACGTATCCATTAGCAGTAACAGAGTTTGAACCAAAGTTATATGTGTTAGGTGTAAAGGTAAGTGCCGTGCTATTAGCAACAAATAATGCAATATTAGCACTTGTTGCAGCATAGAGCGTAGCTGTATTAACTTGACCTGTAATATTTAATGCCGCTGCATTAACAAGGGTAGCATTAGCAGTGAATGTTGCAGACGCCTGAATTGTAGCAGCGTTGACTGTGCCTGTTGTCCATACACCAGTGGCATTAGCGACGACTGCAGTATTTACTGTAACTTAGTTGCCTACAATGATGTTGTTGTTAACTGCAATGCCGCCATAAACAACTATAGATCCTGTTGTTGTATTCGATGCAGCAACAGTGCTAAGCGAAAAAACTTCAGTTGCCGATGAGAAAACAACATCGCCAGCACCATCAGGATCAAATGTTAAGTTAGCACTAGAACCTGTTGTTGTTGTAATTGTATTAACAACAAGATTGGTTAGTAGCAAATTTGTATTGACTTGAATGCCGCCTGTCACATTTACTGTGAGCGTATTACCCACAATAACAACACCTGCTGACAACGTATTTGCTATAGGCATTTGTGCGGCAATACTTGCGGCAAATGCGTTGGCTGTAACAGTAACTGTGTTTGGAACAGTCGCTGGATTTGACAGAACGAGAATTCTATCAGATCCAGCTATGCTACTTGCTATAGGTAACTGACTTAAGGTTTTTGGTCCGGTCGCCATAGTAAACTACCTATTTTATATTATGAATTAGGGAACGTTGCGTTATCGTTACCATTCTCAGTTGATGGGTTTATCGCAACAAGTGTCTCAGTATATATACGACCAGATTTACCACCTAGTGTAGGATTCACTGCGTTACCAGAACTTGCACTTGCGAAGGACCCTGCAAATGTAATTCCTGACCCAGTGCCTGTGCCACCTGTTGAGTTGGCGTAAGTAAGCACTAGATTGGCTGTTGTCAACCCGCTTGTGAACAAGCCGACATTAGTCAATGTAATGACACTATTTGCAACTGAGGCGCTTGTAAGGTTAGCAACTGCCGCTACAATCTGACCTGTTGAAGTCATTGATGCACTTGCAACTGTTTGATTGCCGCCTACTGCATACGTACCTGCACCGCCTGCTGTGCCTGTTAGCTGAGCAAGGATCTGTGTATTAGCAGCAACACCTGTTCCTGTGATCAAGTTGCCAACAGTGATTGTACCTGTTACGCTTGATGCAGTTAGAATGTTACCAGAAACAACACCTGTGAAGCTTGCAAGAGCAAACGTACAAGTTACTGTTACCTTATCACCAATAACATACCCTGATGGTGTACCTGTCGCTGTGACGTTTGCAAGATGCAACTGTCTGCTATAGGTCGTTGATGTTGTGCCCACGTTAGAGAAGCCATACCCACCATAAGTCACTGCAACAGAAGTCACGTTACTTGTACCATTTGTTGTGACAGTGCCTAATGCATTAGCAGATCCGCCAGAGATAATGATTGTTTCTCCATTGGCATACGCTGATGTGGCTGTTGTATTAACAGTGAAGGCATTAACAGGCCCGGTGCCGTACTTAATGAGTTCCCAACCAGATGACAAGCTGCGACCAAAGGTTGCCTTCTCATAAGATGAGAACGATACTGTATTGGCAACATATGATCCTGTTGCATACGCATTGCTTGATAGAATCACAACCGTAGCGTTAGTTGATACTACAGATGGTACGATTGTATTTACTACAACAACTGCACCTGCAGCGCCGTTAGCAATAAGATTTGCACTTACACCGTATGTTCCGGTTGTACCTGTGCCTGTACCGAATGATGTGATGTACACGCCATTTGAAATACCAATTGTTGCATTAGCCTTAAGCTGCTGCCCAATAACCAATGGTGCACCTGAAGTGTATGTTGTAATGTTTAGCGTGTTACCTGTTTGTCCAATGGTGCCATTTGAGATGGTACCGCTGAATACTGCAACCGCTGTATTTGGTGCATTGATTGTGCTAAGTCCGTTTCCTGAAACAACCATACCTGGCATGATGTTTGAGAAGTAGAACGCTGCTGATGCATTGGTCAATGTTGATACTGCTGACAACAAAACAGCTGTTGAGTTAACTACGTTGGCAACTGATACATTGTTTGCCCAGACAGGTGATCCGCCTGTTGTATTAGCGGCAGTTGAGTAGATTGCATGACCGATAACAATATTTGCTGTTGAGGTCAATCCTGTTAGAAGCGCACTTGCCTGTGTAACCGCACCAGTTTGTGTATTAGCAAATCCACCTGTTGGAGGATTGGTTAAGAAGTTGTTACCAGCAATTGTATTCGCTGTTGTTACAACATATGATGGTAGATTACCTAAACTCCAAACACCTGTTACCATGCCATTTTGGAAGGCGTCTGGTGTGGTGTTTTGATAGAGATTATATCCAGTGACATAATTCTGTTGGAATGTGACGTTTGCTGTACCAGACAATGTGGTGCCTGTGTATGCGCTAGTCATGACAACAGCTGTGCTGTTAATGACATTGGCAACTACTGCACCAGATGAAAGGCCTGCTTTGACGGCAGCGGTGTTTGAACTAATACGCATGTTATTAACAATACCAGTCGTAGATGCAACGGTGATGGTATTGCTGCCTTGTGTGAAGGTAACACTACCTGAGGTTACAGCAGCTGTCTGTGCGTATACTTTGTCTTTACTAATAGTACCTTGTTTCCACTTCGGTGCGTTATTAGCCTGATCTTTACTTCCCCATAATGGCATGTCTTTCTCCTTGAAAGGTTTATTTTATTTATTTATGAAACATATGAGTTACGTAATCAGAAGACTTATTTACAAAGTCTGGATGACTAACAACCGCAACATTAGCTGTAATTCTTACCACAGGGGCAGCAGATACCTTCATTTTCACCGGTTCATTGGTTCGAATTGAAGGTACTGCTTCCTGTTTATTCAGTATAACAATGTTTTTAGCAATGATTGCCAATTATTTATCCTTAATCTTTTTTGGGATTGTTCTTATTCCACTCGGCTTCTTTTGCTTCAGTGCGTAGATCACGATTCTGTGACATGATATTACGAACAGCGCTTTCTACAGCATGATACCGATTAGCAGCTGTATGTGAAGTTTGCTTAGGTTCTTTCTCTTCTTTCATGCTGCGAAGTTTCTTAAAATCATCAGCATCAATCTTTGTTGGATCACCAGCAATCGCTGCAATTTTCTTTTGCTTTGGTGAAAGTTGTTTTTCTTCTGTCATACACTTGGTGCATGACTTACTTTCATACTTGCCATGCATTTTGCACATCTTTTCTTCTGCAACGACTTCTTCGCCAATGGCCTTGTTGCTCATGACAACAACATTCTTTGAGACCTTCATTAGCTTGAGGCCTTCTGCTTTTGCCATTGACTGTGCTTGTTTGATTGCGTCTGCATCATTGTCTGCAACGATGAGCATCTTGCCCTTCCACTCGTTGGATACTGGATCTGAAAGATGTGCAGTATGTGTGTGCATTGTATCGCCTTCAGCGATTTGCTCGACTTCTTCATTCT